CTTACCTGCAAGGCGCTTACCTGCAAGGCGCTTACCTGCAAGGCGCTGACCTGCAAGGCGCTGACCTGCGAGGCGCTTACCTGCAAGGCGCTTTTATTGACAGCGAAAAAATCACAAAAGCGCCGCTATCAATATACGGGCTGCGTTGCTGGTGCCTGATTACAGAAGGATTCATGAGACTCGGTTGCAAACGATTCACGCATAACGAGTGGGAAAACTTTAGCGATGACGAAATCAACGATATGGACTTAGGTGCTATCGAATTCTGGGAGCAATGGAAAGACCCGCTGCTTGCCATGTGCGCCGCCCATAAGCCAGAAACGGAAGAGGTGACGGAATGACCTTTTACTCACGCTACCGTCGCCAGCCAGTGAGCGATAACATCCGCGCTGTTATCTGCGCAATCGTGGTCTGCATCGGCTGGGCAGTCGTCAGCGAAATGGACTACCAAGACGCAGTTTCAGTTGCACAAACGCCTTGCCTGTACCGGGGTAAATAATCATGGCACTCAGCAAAGAACAATCCGACCGCGCCTATACCATGGCTGAATCATGGGCCAACGACCCGGAACGGCTCTACGCCATGCTCTCCTGCCGGATTCTGCCGGAAGAGTTGAAGCAGATTTGCGGCCACCTATCTGAAGCATTCACTGCCCTGACTGATTTCACTGTCAGCAACGAGCGCACGGTGCGGGAAGCATCGAACGCTATTGGGATGATTCACGGTGTGATCGTTGAGCTACTTCTGTTGCCGACTGCCGAGAAACTTGTGTTCAACGAGCAGAACATGGTTTGGTCGAACTGGCCGGATCGGATTGCAGCATGAAACCGTATTTCGTTGAACTGTATGTGACAGCCGTTGTTATGGCTGATTCAAAAATTGCAGCCATGTGCGCCGCCGAATCGAACTCTTACGAGATTGTTCGAGATTGCGAATTGACTGCTGACGGAGCAACGGAACTTGCAAGTCTAGAACAACTATCAAGGCTTGATCAGGGATGGGATGGCGAGTGCATACCGTATGACGGAGACGGAAATACTCGTTTAAAAGACCTTCTTCCGGAAGCGGGCCCATTCAAAGATACCAAAACAAAGGACATGTTCGCATGAACTACGAATCCCAACTCGCCCGCGTGCTGCATAGCGTGGCGGTCAATACCGATCTGGCCTGCCGGTTTGTCTCCCAGGAGATTCACGCCATGGCCGTTCGATTCACGCAGTAACCACCACTCACGGCGCCAGAGTCGCGCCACGAAAGGAAAGCATCATGGAAGATCAAGTCGCACTACCCGCAGTAGCAGAACAATCGACCAGTGCATTCAGCTTGGTCATGAACAACGACGCCATGGACCGCATGATGACCGCTGCCAAGATGATGGCATCGGCCAAGGTGACAGTGCCGGCCCACCTTCGAAACAGCGAGGGCGATTGCATGGCCGTCATCATGCAGGCCGCGCAATGGAAGATGAACCCGTTTGCCGTGGCGCAGAAAACCCACCTGTCGCAAAGCGGGCAGCTTGGCTACGAGGCACAACTGATCAACGCCGTCGTTGTTTCATGCGGCGCCATTACCGGGCAACCCGAGTTCGAATTCATCGGCAAGTGGGAAAAGATACTCGGCAAGGTCAAAGAAATGAAGTCTGAAAAGGGCGGCAAGTATTACGTCACCGACTACGACAAATCGGCCGAGGAAGGGCTGGGCGTGATCTGCACCGCCAGGCTGCGCGGCGAATCCGAGCCACGCCAGATCACCATCATGCTTACTCAGTGCTATCCGCGCTTCTCGACGCAGTGGGCGACCGATCCGCAGCAGCAGATCACCTACGTCGCCGTGCGCAAGTTTGCTCGCCGCTATGCCCCAGGCGCAATCCTTGGTGTCTATGAAGTCGACGAGCTTGATACGCCGCCGATGGAAAAGGAAATCAACCCGCAGCCAAAGCGCCAGACCGGCACCCAAGCGGCCGAGCAGGCCAAGCAACAGCAGGCCGCACAGTTCGACCCGGCCGAGCGCGCCACGCTGGTCAGCAACCTCGAAAAGATTGCCACGGATTACGGCACGGATGCCTATGCCGAGACATGGAGCAAGCTGACCAAGCAGGAGCGCCACATGGTCGGGGCTGATGAACACGCCCGCTTGAAAATCGTCGCCGCCTCCATCGCTGGCAATGCTACCGAAACCATTGACCAAGAAACCGGCGAGTTGACGCAGTGAGCGACGATCTTCAACGAACTCAGGATTGGCACGCCCAGCGCGCCGGCAAATGGACAGGCAGCAAGTTTGTCGACGTGCTGGCCCGCAACAAGCGCACCGGTGATCCGCTCAAGGCTTACACCGATCTGATCTGGCAAGTTGTTGTCGAGCGCATGACCGGACAGGCCGTTGAAGGTCCGACCGGGCAGGCTCTTGCATGGGGAACCGAAGTCGAGCCGTTCGCCCGCGAAGCCTACGAAATGGAAACCGGGAATGTCGTCACCGAGGCCGGGTTTATCCAGCACCCCGAGTTTGCTTTCGTTGGCGCCTCCCCGGATGGCCTGATCAGCGTCGACGGCGGGCTCGAGATGAAATGCCCGAAATCGTCGGCGGTGCATCTTGAGCGATTCATTCAAGGTGTTCCAGATGAATACCGCCCGCAGATTCAGGGCTGCATGTGGGTGACTGGCCGGGCATGGTGGGATTTTGTGAGCTACGACCCAAGGATGCCGGAAACGCATCGTCTCTTGAAAATCCGCGTCAATCGTGACGACGCATTCATCGCCAAACTGCAAGCCGCCGTACTGGAAGCAGAAGTCGCTGCCCAGGATCTGCAGGCCAAACTTGAAAGGATCGCAGCATGACCACCGAAAACACCGCACTGACCGTGAAAGCCCGCGCCGCCGTCGCGCTTGGATCGTCCAAGGCCGAAGTCGAACTGATCGAACTGGCTGGCAAGTCTAAATCCATTGTCGCCATCACGAACAAGGATGGCCGCGCCGAGTGCCACCAGGCTGCAATGACCGCCAAGGAAGCACGGATCAATGTCGAGAAGGCCGGCAAGTCAGCCCGCGAAGATGCGACCGCATTCAGCAAGGCCGTGATTTCCGAAGAGGCCCGGCTGGTTGCGCTGATCAAGCCGGAAGAAACCCGCCTGATTGAATTGCGCGATGGATGGGATGCCAAGGTCAAGGCCGAGAAGGAGGCGGCGGAAGAAATTGAGCGCCAGCGCGTTGCAGCTATCAAGGCGCGCATTGCCGAGTTTGGCTTGATGGTATCCGATGCCGCCATGCTTGAGGCTCACGGCGCAGAGCAGGAGCTTGTCGTGGCGCTCGCCGTTGAAGTCGACGACTCCTTTGCTGAATTCTACGGCGATGCTGTGGAAGCCAAGGTCAGCGCCGTCGCCAAGCTGCGCGAGATTGTCGCCGCCAAGACCGCCGCCGAAGCACTGGCCGCCAAGGTCAAGGCGGAACAGGAAGCTGAAGCCGTTCGCCTGGCTGCAGAGCGCGAGCGCATGGCCGCCGAGCGCGCCGAACTTGACCGCCAACAGGCAGAGCAGCGTGCCGCAGAAGAAAAGCGCCAGGCCGAAGAACGTGCCAGACTTGATGTAGAGCGTGCAGAGCTTGACCGCCAGCGCCGGGAGATTGAAGCAGCCCAGGCAGAACAGCGCCGAATCGCCGAAGCCGAGCAAGCCGAGCGCAACCGTGTTGCGGCCGAGGAAATCCGCAAGCTGGATGCTGCGCGCAAGGAAGCGGAGAAATTGGCCGCAGCCAACCATATCGAGCAACCGCTCGTAATGGTCGAATCAGTAGTTAAAGAATCCTTAATCACTGACCAGACCATCAAACTCGGCGAAATCTGCCAGCGCCTGGGCTTCACGGTGAATGCCGAATTCCTAGCCGGCCTAGGAATTCACCCGAGCGCCACCGACAAGAACGCCAAGCTCTACCCGGCCAGCAAGTTCCCGACGATCTGCCGGCTGATCTCTGAGCATGTCATGGCCCTGGCGTTCAAGAAGGCGGCTTGATCATGATCAAATTTAGCCTGTTGGAGAAACCAACGCCATGCCCGTCAGCGTCGAACTGCTGGCACTTTGAACCGGACCCGGCTGGCGATTGCACTTTGGGCCATGTGCGCGACGCCGGGGCGAACGCCTGCGATTTCGTTTCGTGGATGGTCAAGCCGGCGTCGACCTTCGATGCTGTCGAGGTCGTTGCCGAAGAATTCAAGGTTGATGCTCGGACGCTTGAGGAGGTGGAATCGTGATCATTCTTACCGTAGCAGAAATTATCGACCTTGTTGCATGCGCCGGCTTCACGCTAGACCCGGCCCAGATTGCAGCAACCGATAGCGATGAACTTGAAACCGAAATCACCATCGAGCAATGCCCGACACAAGGAATTGCCGACGATGACGGAATGCCGCGCCACTACGAAAAGATTGCCTACTTCACGGAGTATCCGGAAGAAGGTGCAATTGGCCTTGGGAAGGAAGTTACAGCGCCAATCCCAGGCACCCAGACCTGCCTCGACATCAAGTCACCAAGCCCAATGGCCTTCGGAGAATCCGATACGGACGGCGGAAGCCGGGCTCATGAGGA